TGTAGGAAACAAGGACTAGAGATCGATGGGAATGTTTGACAGAATGACAAGTATGTTCAACCCGGACAGCGTATTCAAAAAGGAAGACGGCAGTTTGATTCCGTTGAATGATGCCCGTCGTATTATTTTACGACAGGCTACAGAGGCTAACATGGATGACACGGATGGTGGAGAGTTTGCACGTAACAAACTAAAGCGGCTGGGTTACAACATGAAAGAAATCCGTAATCAAACTCGCCCTGCAGCAAGTAGCGCAGAAAAAGACTAAGCATGGCTGAAGCCGCACCGAAGCGTACCTACCACCTATCTACCGCTGAACGTGCGCGAAGAGCAGCCCAAAAGAAACTGCGTGACGCAAAGAAGAAAGCCCAGCAAGCCACAAAGAAGGCAGAGACGCAAAGAAAGAAAGCCCGTGATCTTGAAAGCACTATTGGACGAGTTGAGAAAGCTATCACAGCAAGCGGCACTGCAACGATTGACGCTGCCGATCTCAACTCACTTCCCCCGGCTGTATCCGATCTCGTGGGAGAT